GGGATGACGGTGTAGATCTGGAGCGGCTTCACGCAGTCGCCTCCGCGGTCGTCTCCGGGGTCACTTCCACCACTTCGAAATCCTCCACTGTCTTAGGCCCCCCTGGGTAGTCGATCCCGAGCACGGAGAGCGGCAGCTTGGCCCGGTCCGCGGCAGTCATAGCACCTCGGTTCCTGCGGTCGTAGGTGCAGTACTCCAGGTTCCGGTCCAGGAACTCGTAGAACTTCTTCTTGTCCTTCATGAAGTCCGGGTCCAAGACACGGATGGCGTTGTTGAAGAGCGGGATGTTGATGAAACTCGCCACACGCCGGAACCCGCTCCCCTTGTGCAGCGTGCCATCATCCAGCTTGCGGAGATCAGCGATGGCATCGAGCTTCGGACCGTAGTAGTCGGGACGGCCCTTGACCAGCATGTCGGGGTCCAACGCCATGTCCATCTGCGTCGTGGTGCGCTCCGACTCGCAGTAGAAGAACTCAGTCATGACCGGGGACTGCCGGGCCACCCTTCGTTCCCGAATCCGGAGCGCCACGGAAGATGTTGGGATTCGTCGCAGTGACCGAACTCGTCGGCTGACCCTGCTCCTGAACGTCGGTCGAGCCTTCCGGGATACCTCCGGAACTCGGGACATCTGGCGTCCCATGCTCGAAGTGCTTGACGGAGTAACTGTCCGCCATGGTCACCACTCCCGGCTGGGTCTCGTTCCCTGCCGTGTTCAACACCGGCTGGCTCGAGCCCGAACTTGGGACCTGAGCCAAATAGTCGTGACGGCAACCAGAGTTGCCGCCCTTCATCACGACACCCATCTCGAACCTCCTACGGGTTGAGCGCTGCCTTGAGCTGCGGTGAATACTCCGGGCCAGCAGGGACGTCCACATTCGGGGCCCCTTTGAACACAGACCCTTCACCCATGGCGAGGATCTGCTCGACTGACTTGGTGTCGGTCTGCTCGTTGGCTTGGAATGGACTGGTCGCCATCGTCACCTCGTACTCGGGGGCATCCCCGCATAGGGGTCCGCACCCGTCGTTCTGCGCGCCTTGTTCTCCTTGCTCGGGTCCGGAGAAGCGAACGTCGGGGCCTGACCGAACGTGAAGCCCGATGCACCATCCCCACCATCCGGCCACGAATCCACGGCCCCACCAGGAATCTGTTCGGTGACGCTGTGTTGCAGGGTGGTCGGTTCACGGTCGAACGGAACCATGGACCCGACGACTCGACCCGACCCATCGGCCTCATAGATCGCATCCGGATCGTAACCACGGTTGCGTGCGATGATCCGCAGCGCCGCAGACTGATTGTGGGAACCACCGATCACCGGCCTCACGATGTACGGTAGGTCCTCGCGCGTGTCCTTGCTGCCTGCCATGTTCCACGTCCTTTCCTGACCTCACGCTCGCCGGCCCGGCCCAGCACCGGCGAGACGCGAAGTCGGGGGATACTAGCCGTTCGTCACACCCGTGTACGCACCCCAAGCACTCGGATGATCCAATTGCAAAGTCGCCTCGAACAAAACGATGCCACGCGTGTGGTCGCCCGACTTGCCCATGGGCTTGTGCTGCGGAGGACGGAAGAACGCCACCTTCGCCATGCTCCGGTCCCCGATGTAGTACGCACCCACGTTGCTCGCGGTGCTGATGGGGATGAAACGGTCGGTGATGACCGCGTAGAGCTGGTTGAACGGCGTCTCGAACACGTCGATGTTCGCCACCAGCCGCTGGTCCGTCGCCGCGATGTTCCTGACGTTGCCCGATCCCGAGCTGACAGTCGCGTTGACGAACTGCCGCTTGGAAGCCGGTGCGAACCAGATGGAATCCGGCTCCGCCCCCGCCTCGAACAGTGACTGCGAGAGGCCAACAATGTCCGCCGTGGTCACGCCACCCGAGGCCGAGACACCGGTGATGATGGCGAACGCACGCACCGGCTGCATCTGCGGAGCGTTGGTCGCCGCCGAGGACTCGGCACCCGTGATGTACACGGATGTCGCCGACGCCCAGATACGAGCCTCACAGTTACGGGCGATGACCTTGAACTCCTTCATCACCTGATGCTCGTACATGTCGCGGATGCCGGCCGGGTTCGCATCGCGTTCGCGGTCGGACACCAGCACGTCACGCCGGAAGATCTGCGTGCCGTTGATGAGACGGGCCGGTCCCGTCAGGGCATCACCCGAGAAGTCGAGACCTTCGGGGACACCCGCCGTTGCGGTCGCTGCCAAGGTATCCACGGTCCACGAATGGACCACGTCCTTGGCGCGGATCTTCGGAGCCGATGAGAACATCGGCGTCTGGAATGAATCGAGGATGGTCACGACATCGACCAGGTCCTCGTGATGCACCCCCGTGCTGCTCGGGAAGAAGCCCGCATCGAAGGTGGTATAGGGATTGGTCGGGAGTACGTTTGTACCCGGCATGTCCGTATGCCTCCTAGATCAGCCCCTACTGGCTCAGGAACTGATCCGAGATGACACCATGAAGACGTGCGCGGGCATAGGCTTGGGCGTCACGCGAGGAGCCAGATTTCTGGTAGCGCTCGAACGCTTCCTGAACCTGGGCATCCGCTGGCGGGACCCGTCGCCCTTCGCCGGCACGGCTCGTTGGGATGCCCGCGTCCGCTCTGCCCTGAGGGTTGGCCTGAGCCTGCCCCACGGTCGAACGACGCGAGTCCCCGAACTTAAGGAAGGCGTACTCCATCGCGCGTACCGGACTCGCTTCGAACATGCGGTCGTAATCCGCTTTCAGTTCCGGGTCGCTCTCGAGGAATGACGCCACGTCAGTTTCATACTGGACGTAATCAGGATGAGCGCCGACGATCTGCTGCCGAGCCCTGATACCACTGGCGATGGGGCGGAAGGCTTCCGCGATCTGCTCGCCAACGACCTCTCGCATCGCGTCCACGGGGATGCCGAACTCGATCAGCCGGTCGGCTGCCGTGGCACGATTGGGAACGGACTGCCGGGGGTTCGCCCCGTTCAACTGCTGGGCCATGACCTGGGCCAGCAGGGCTTCCGCCTTGTCCGCACGCTCGCGCTGACGCTTGCCCTCTTCGCTCGAGTTGCGGTAGCCCTGCACCAGTGAGTTGGTATCGGGATAGCCCGCAAGGTCGGGGTTCAGAGGCTGCGCCTGAGGCTGGTTCTGGGCTTCGTCTGCCATCGTCTGGGTCCCTTTCCGGATAGCGGTTCGCGCTATCGGGTGCCTGCGTCCATGTTCTGACGGTCGAGTTCGTCAAGCCGTCTGTTGTGCTCCGCCGCCGCCAACTCGTTCGTCCATACAGCCACCATCCACGTGCAGTCCCGGATGAGGGCGCGGAGAACATCGTCGTCAGTGTCGAAGTCTGTGCCCTTGAACTGGTTCGCCCGTTCGGAGCGCGATAGCACAAGGGCTTTTACCGCCTGCCGGCCCCGGTTCTCGATGGCCGGACGAATCACATCATTCCATCCGAGGCTCGCCATGACAAGACGAACCTTCTGCACCTCATCCTCTGTCAGCATTCAGTCATGAAGCACTGGGTAGCGGGGCTGAAGCACCCGTTTGCATGAATGCCCCCAGGATGTCGGGGGATAGCTGGTCCAAGGGCTGGCTCACAGCCCCCGCCACTGCCCCTGGTGAAACACCGTTCTCCTGTGCCAACTGGTTGACTGCAGGTACCTTGGAGACCAGCAACTCGTTCACGTTCCGGAAGTCGAAAAGCTCGAACGCCTGCCTTGCAAAGTTCGCCCAGTTGACGATCTGGAGCATGACTGGATTGGCCGACATCATCTGCAACAGGGCCACCAGGTTCTGCTGCCGCACCGACCGCCCCATCATCTGTGAGGCTCCGACGGCTCGAGCCCTGTAGTCGGGAGCCAAGTCCTCGTAGTCGATGGTCGCTGTCTGCTGCTCATAGGGGAGTCCGGTCGTGGGATTGACCGTCGCCAGACTCCCAAGGATGCGGACCTCGTGTGGCAGGGTGAGCCACAACTGGTCCATGCGCCTGAAGGCGTTGGCCAGGGGCTCGATGAACCCCTCTTCCGCCAGACGGGACTCCATGGCTAGACGAGTGATGGCGTTCTCCTGCCGGCCCAAGAACCCTCGCGCTGTCTCCCTTGAGGACCCCGCAGGACCCCCGAGCAGGGTCTCGGTCTCACCGGTCCCCAACTGCATCATCTGGAACAACTGCCCGATTTCCGTATAGGCCGCCTGAAGGCCCCGCATATCCGGGGTCAGGGGGCGGATGCTCGTGTCGTCCGCGGGGCCATCCACCAAGAGGATGCGTCCTGATCGGGTGAAGAGATGCTGGGTGTTCAAGTTGGCCTGGGAGTTGGCCACGTACATGGGGTCGATCAAGATGTCCAAGGCGTCCAACTTCTGGTTCGCCAAGCGGTTGGCCGTCTGCTGGGGTCCGAAGGCCACTTCCGTCTTCGCCACCCCGTCGAAACTGTAGGGGTCGGGCATCGGAGCAAAGCTCACGAACGGCAGTTGCTGGTTCCCCAAGGCAGATTCGCGGTTCTTCATCACCACCCGGCCGTTGCCGATGGCGATACACCGATGCCTCACCCCATCCTCAGGCACGAACTCCCGGGGCACAAGTCCATGCATCTCCCAGACTTCCACCGGCTTGGCGAACCGCTCGGACTGCCTCGCCTGATAGTCGTACTCGTTCCGATAACTCACACGGCGGACCGAGAACTCCGTCGCCGCCTGCCCCTGGAGTGGGTAACGACTCAGTTGGGCAATGGCCCCGGGATCGAAGTAGGGCATGTCCGAGTTGGCGTCGTCGTAGAGGTCGTCCATGTCGATGTAGTAGCGATGGATGACCCACGGCATGTCGGGGATACGGGTCTTGCCCTGCGGCTGCCAGAAGTCCAACCGGTCGACGACCTCCCAGTCCGGGCCGTCGAACAGGGTCGCCATGTCCTCGTGCATCATCGGGATCTGGAGACCCGGAGCCACCGACTCGAGCGTCCGGTAGCGATTCATGCGCCGCAACTGCTTCCAGCCGATGCGGGCGATCCCCGTGCCGCAGATATCAGCCCCGAGGAAGAAGTCGGCGGCTTTCACGACCGAATCGCAGTCCTTCATCTGCGCCGAGATAAGGACTTCGTTCTTCTTGGCCCGCGCCACGTCCAGCGGGTCGTAGCCCTCGAACCCCACCAAGGGCCATGTCCCGAACGAAGTCTGCACCTTACGCGCCACGTCGGACTGGATCATGGCGAAAGTGAAGGGGATGTTGACGTTATTGCGGAACTGGGCCATGCGCCCGGTCCACACCCCTCGGTAGGTGTCGTACCAGCGCTGGAGCTTGGAAAAGATGCCCTGGTTATAGCGGAGCGAGTGCTGCCGGCGCGCATCGACCAGTTCGATCAAGCGCGCATCGGAAATCCGCCGCTGTAGCTCCACCTGCTTCCCGGGCATCGAGGTCGTCGTGACCGCCATCAAGCCCTCCTAGGCCCGTGAGCCTACGGGGTCAGAACCGGTGCGTTCAAGAGCATTGCGTCCCGCCATGGACCCCACGAGTCCCTGAGCTCCAGTTCGGTGTCGTTGATGCTGTTGGGAGCGAGATTGCTCCAGATCACCTTGGGAGCCGTCTCCGAAACCGGGTCGTGGACCCGGATGCAGGGGACATGGAGACAGCCGGCGAGAACCGCGACGCAGGAGCCACAGGCGATCACTGCCCGGCTAGCCGCCAGTTCCACCGCCAGTGTCGAGAAGTTGCCTTCGTCGTCGAACTGGCCCCAGTCAGGATAGGTCTTGGACCCCACTTCCCGGTCCCGTTCGCTGCCGACGAACATGATCTCGTCGAACAACTCCTCCAGCTCACCGCGAACACTGGCGAGGAACTTCCACATCATGGGCGTCGTGCGCGTATGCGGGCATACACCCTGACCGTGGATGATGAGCCGGTTCCGCTTCTCCACCTCGCGCGCGGGAACGATGCTCGGCTCCTCGACCAGAGTCTTCTTGTCTATCTCCACCGGGAGCCGTGAGTACTCCAGCGTCTCGAGCGTGATCTGCCGGGTCGGGTATCCACGCAGTCCCAGATGGTAGATGGTGTTGCCATCGAATGATGCTGTCGGCAGGTTCATGTGGAACGGCTGCCCACCACAGTTCCAGTTCTCCACCCCGCCAACGAGTTTCACGTCAGAGACGCAGGGCTGTGCGCGGAACAAGGGCTCCAGAGGCTTACAGGTCTTCTCGTCCATCCATACCTGGAAGCGCTGGTTCGTGACCTTGGAGAACTGGTAGGCCACCGGCCATTGGAGCAGGGCATCGCCCAGCTTGCCCGGGAACGTGAACACGATGCTCATGCGACCTCCGCGGGCCGGCCACAGGCAGCCCTCAAGTTAACGACATCCTGTCGACGATTGTTGATGCACCAAGTGAGGAACGTCAGCGCATCGTGTTGAACGGTAGCTGGGTTTCCCGAGGCCGGCGCAGCCATGTGGTCGATCTCGAACTGCTCCTTCGTGGCGTAGACGATCTCCGTCGCATCGCCCAGAAGTTCCAGCGCCGTGTCCCAGCAGTAGTGGGTCACACCAGGACAGACAAACCACCCCAGCGTGTCGATCCACGTCCTGCTCACGTAGGGGAAGTTCACCCATGGACCATGGCCATGGTGGGCGCTCACAACACCGATCCGGTTCGGGAACTGAGAGATGCACTTGGCAGCAAAGCCATCCCACCCCTTGCTGCGGTAGATGGAGTCATCGGTCGAGAGCCCATAGATGTCATACTTCTTGAATGCCTTGACCAGTGATTCCACGGCAGCAGCAGGACCGATGCGTTTGCCAATGGTGATCTTCATCCGCGTCCCGAACCGCACCTTCCAGTTGAACCCGCTGTCACGGTAGACATCTAACTGGTCATCGTCGATGTAGACCGCGATGTCAGCATTCGAGGTCTCCATGATGGACTCAGCCATGTCGTAGAGAGCACTTGGACGGGACCGACTGGGACAGACGACAAGCGTCTTCATGCCGCCCTCAAGTAACAGTTGTTTTCCACGATGGTCCTTTCAAGACGGAAGCCATTGTCCAAAGCCCAGAGATGAGCTGGGTCTTCCGGACCACCGTCGATTTCAATCACCAGCACCTTGGTGTCCCACCGCTTGGGGTCGAACCCGGCCAGGATCTGCTCCTCTGCTCCGTCCGTATCCAACGACAGCACATCGAGACTGTCGAATCCCGCGAGCCGGATGCATTGGTCCAAGGTCAGGACAAGGACTTCGCCCGGAGCATCGAACTCCACCCGACATCTCGTGTTGGCGTAGACCAAGCGGTCTTCGATGACCTTAGCCGAATCCTTGAACTCTGCCCCAAGAGCGGCATGGAGAGCGAACTGACGATTCTTGGATAGGATTCCCCTGAAGCGCGGGTTCGGCTCGACGCAGATGCAGCGCCACCCCTTCTCCTCGAGCCTGAGCGTGTTGCTCAAGAACCTGCCATCGAAGGCCCCGGCCTCCAGAGCCGTTCCCGTGTATCCGTCCGGGAACTGCTTCAAGATCCATAGGTCCTCATCACGAACCGCGTACGGAGTGAGCGATGGCGCGACCGACTCGTAGTCGAGTTTCACAGCGCGCCCCCGCGATCCAGTCTCCGGAACACCCTGTCGACGTGGAACCGACCGACCTCTGCGTAGCCATCAGGAACCGGCAGCTTGGTGCCGACGTCCTCGAAGCAAACTACCGTGGGCTTCCAGCGCTCCAGACTGCATCCTGAAAGGATCTCCGGTTCCCAACCCTCGGTATCGATGGTCAGGAGATCGAGCCTCGGGAAGCCAGCCTCTTCCAGCAGTCGGTCGACAGTCCTGACCTCGACTTCGAACGCTTGTGCATCCTCTCGGTAAGGCCAGAGACGGGGAGCAAGACCGGAGTTGCTGGCGTATTTGAGTCCGGCCGTATCTGCCGTATACGTAGCGCGACCGTTCTCGGCACCTGCAGCAACGGAGCGCCAGAGTTTCCTCGCAGCACGACCGGACTCCTCATGCAGCGGGTTGGGCTCGACACAGAGCACGACCCAGCCCTTCTCTTCGAAGTGAAGGCAAACGCTGCTGGTCACGCCATCCAGAGCCCCAATCTCACAGGCGTAGCCGAAGTCGGGTAGAAGAGTCGCCATGAAGTGGTCGACCAGGAAGTCCCCATGGAATCCGGGAATCATGCCGTCATAGGGTGGGGCGTTCTGCGCCATCCCATCCACGACTGACCAACTCATCGCCGCACCCAGAGATAGTTGTGGCCCTGCTTGCGCCTCTTCAGGTACTGCCGGCGCTTGAGGTAGTCGTCAATCGGACCATTGGGCTCCCAGCATTCGACGACGATCACCATCGGCTTCCACCGTTCGAGGCTGCAGCCCTTCAAGACATCCAGCTCCGTGCCTTCGGTGTCGATGGCGAGCAGATCGAGCTTCGGTAGCTGCCACTTCTCCATGATGGCATCGACGGTGGTCACCTTGACCGTCTCCTTGCTCCACTTCCTGCCAGGCCTGGAGTCCTCTTGGTCCGTCTCGAGCCTGGGAACAACGCGGTTCAAGTCCGGCTTGTTGAGCGAGGAGAATGCTTCGGGGTTCTCGTCGTTGATGTGGAACACAGCCTCTCCAATATGGTCGGAGCAGGCGCAGGATTCCACGAACGTCCGCATCTGGCGGAGAACCTTCAAGAACCTCGGGTTCGCTTCAACCGAGATGACGGTCCAGTGCAGTTCCTTCTCCAGCATCCATGTCGTGTTGATCGAAATGCCATCCGATGCACCGACATCAACACCCCAGCCCTGATAGCCTTCTTGGAAGCAGTCGGCTATCCACTGGGATAACTCCCCGTTGACCCCCAGCACTGTCCCATGCTGCGGGTCATAGGTTCCGGGGTTGACTCGCATCACAGAACGAACTCGATGTTGGGCAAAGGCAGCACCATCACCGTGCCAGAGTCCATCAATGATCGCTCGCGCTTAACGAACTCCTCGCGGAACGCCCACGGCAGAACCATAAGTCTCTGTGGCTTGTGAGCGCGCATTGCATCTTCGTCAGTGATCGGCAGCCATATCCCAGACATCAGGAGCTTGTGCTTGGACGGATTCCGGTCCGCGATGGCTTCAAAAGCCCCCTGATAGTCCAGATACTGGAGCAGGACGCAACCCTTCGTGCTCGCGCCATAGAGCCACCACGGCTTACCGGGAACATCTAATATCTCGCCCATCACCTGCTTCCACTTCTTTACCCGGACCGCGAAGTGCTGGGCGTCGCTGCTCGAAACCTTACGGAAGTGAGCGAGGCTCATCGGCAGCACGCCAGCCACCTTCTTCTGGGCGAACACCCGCATCGAGCCACCATTCACGTCGTTGTGCGTGACGTCGACGATCACCAGCCCGTGGCGGGCGTAGAGCTCCTTCAGGCTGAAGATGTCGTAGTAGCAGAGGTGCTCGTGGCAGATGGAGTCGAAGGCGTTGGCTCTGACCATGCTGGGGGAGTCGTTGAGCTGGTTGACCCAAAGACCTCCGGGGGCCAGCACATTCGAGATGTCAGCAACGAAACGGTCGGGGTTGTCCAAGTCGTAGAACATCGCAGCCGAGGTGATGACATCGCAGCCTCCGACCCGGGTCGAGCGCCACAGGCACTCGTTGTCAGCGGTGAAGTAGTCCTCGATGACGTGGTCCGCGACCTTGTGCAACTCGGTGTGGAAGTTGCGCGCCGGCTCGCAGGCGATGCGCTTAAACTTGTCCGGGACCTGGGAAAGTAGGTAACCATCGTTGGCCCCGATGTCCAGCCACAGTCCTTCACGCTTGTAGCCCTGCACCGAGTCGACGATGTCTCTCAAGGCATCCCGCATCGACTCGTTGATCCCCGAGCGATACCAAAACTCGCGGAACAAGAGGTCGGGTTCGACCGTGTGCTGCAACTGCAAGAGCCCGCACTGGGCACACCGCACCAGGTCCAGCGGTGCCCGAGGGAGCGAGAGATCGATGGCGGGGACGAAGCGGACGAGATATTGGTCCCCGAGCGAGATGACG